AAACAGGCAGGCTCTAAGAAGCCGCCGCGCGAAAGAACGAAGGAAGAGATAGAGAGGCAGTTGCTCAAGAAGTGGACGGGAAGAGGTGACTGATGACTGAGAAACACGCAGGCGGTAGGCCGAGGAAGTACAAGACGGTTGCAGAGATGTCCGTAGCGATTGACGATTACTTCGATGAGACAGCGTTCGACAAGATTACGATCACCGGACTTGCGTTGTATCTTGGGTTCACTTCACGCGCAGACCTCATCAATTACGAGGGATATAGTGAAGAGTTTCACTACACGATAAAAAAGGCCAAGCTATTCGTAGAGAACGCATACGAGCAGGATCTCCGCAGCAAGGGCGGTTCAGGGCCTATCTTCGCACTCAAGAACTTTGATTGGAAAGACAAGCACGACGTGAAACACGAAGGCGGAATCAATATCGTGTACTTGGATAAGGCGCACAAGGATTTGTAGCAGAAATGAGGATGCGGATGCTGTCTGAAGAAAGTGCGGTTGCCAACGCTTACGGATTACTGAGGTGGAATGGAACAGCATAGCACATTCGACTACACGCCCAAGCAACAAGAGGCCATCAACATCCTCATGGGCGACGCAAGGCACATCCTGCTTTACGGTGGAGGGCGTAGCGGCAAGAGCATTGTCCTGCTCTACTCGCTTATGTACCGTGCAAGCAAGGTGAAGTCGCGGCATCTTATCCTTCGTAGGTACTTCGCACACGCTAAGCGTGCCATCTGGAAGGACTCGCTGCCGAAGATGTTCAAGCTGGCTGCACCTGATATGGAAGTCGAGTGGAACAACAGCGATTACTTCCTCACATTCCCGAACGGCTCAGAGATCTGGATCGGTGGGTTAGACGACGATGAACGCGCAGACAGAGTTCTCGGAACGGAATACTCGACCATACTGTTTAATGAGACATCGGACATCATGCACGGATCAGTCGAAACAGCTCTATCACGCCTAGCTGAGAAGTCAGGCCTAGTCAACCGAGCATACTACGATGAGAATCCGCCTCACAAGGCACACTGGACGCACAGACAGTTCATCGAGAAGATCAACCCAGTAGACAAGACGCCGCTTGCCAATCCTGAGCTGTACGCTTCACTGTTGATGAACCCGATAGACAACGAGGCGAACATCTCGCCGGAATACATGCAGGTGCTTCAAGGCTTCTCTAAACGCAAGCGTGAGCGGTTTATGCTCGGCATGTGGCAGGATGACGACGATAGGGCACTGTGGAAGTATGACGACATCAAACGCTCGGTAGAGAAGTTCGATTACGATCGGATAGTGGTAGCGATAGATCCAGCGGTGACGGCTAAGGACAACTCCGATCAGACAGGTATCATCGTTGCGGGTAAGCTGGGGAATCAGTTCCACGTCCTAGACGATCTCAGCGGGAAGTACTCGCCGAAGGAGTGGGCTAACAAGGCAGTGAGCGCCTACTTCCGGTGGCACGCTGACAGGATAATCGGCGAGGTGAACAACGGCGGCGACATGATCGAATCTACTATACGCCAGGTGAACGATAGTGTAAGCTACAGGGAAGTGAGAGCTACCAGAGGCAAGGTGCTGAGGGCTGAGCCTATCGCAGCGCTGTATGAGCAGGGACGCGGCTATCATCACGGATCGTTCCACGAGCTAGAGGATCAGATGACAACGCCGATGGATGAGCTAGAGCACGATGACGCCATCGACGCGATGGTCTGGGCAGCAACCGACCTTATGCTTGGAGAGTCAGGCGGACGCGCTGAAATGATTGATTGGTGAGGAGGTAGGATTGCCGATACTACGAGACAACATCCTCGTACTAGACGACATGGTTAAGGCGTTCGACGTTGAGCAGCCATCACGAGGCTCAGAGACAACCGCGTTTATCAAGCGATGGCGACGTAAGGAACTAGAGCAGCCACACGGTGGCGGGAGTCATAAGTCATTGGCGGTGAACGGGATCAACGCCGCGCAGATTGAGACGATCAGGAATAGCAAGAAGTTTCGAGACGCGCCGAAGTTGGGAGGTAGTCGTGAATAGAGAAGAAGTGATGGCGATGACGGATAATGAGTTAGATGTGAACGCAGCTATATTGATGGGGTGGAAGCCTGGCTATCATCGAGGAGAGCCGTGTTGGATGCAACCAGACTATGACGTGCCAGTTGATTCAGTGCCGTACTACACAAGCAATATCGCAGACGCGTGGGAGCTGATGGGGCCAATGATGCAAAGAATATCGACGTTGCAGATGATGACGATTGATGGTAATAGCTTGTCAATTTGCGGGTGGATATTCGATGAAGACGGAGTAACCGTTGGAGTGCTTGAGGCTATTCACGATGACACAGCGCCAAGAGCGATCACACGAGCGTTCATACTTGCTATGTCTACCAAATCTATATAGATCACATATCTATTGTAACAACGCCCAACAAGTGGTACTCTTACCAAACGAGCGAGATAACCGGACTTCGCTCAATGAGGGTGAGATATGGGGCGCTTCAAGAACATCGTCCTAGACTGGGCAAGCGATGGGGGCCGCGTGGCCTTTGCTCATTTATTGGCTCCAGAAACCCGCTCGCAAGAGATCAAGACAACGTCTTCGCTCCAGTATGGCGTTGAGAAGTGGACGGACTGGAATACGAAGAAGGCAGTGCTAGAGGGCTACGAGTCTCACTGGCTCGTGTATCGGTTGTTCACAGCTAGAGCAGACGCTCAGGTATCTATCCCTATCTACGCCAAAGACATATCTACCAAGGATGTCGTATCTGATACGCATCCAGTGGCTAAGATGCTTGGCAACCCTAACCCTAAGATCTCAATGGACGAACTGAAGTTCAGGATAGAGCTGTTTCTGTGCGTGGCCGGCGATGGCTATTGGTATATCAACGAGGTAGGCGACAGCATCCGGCTAGATCCTCTGAGATCGGATAGGGTGTCGATTAAAGCCTATCGCGATAAGCTAGTCTACTTCTACACGCTACCCGGCGAGAAACCCGTACCATTCGATGAAGAAGAGATCGTCCACTTCAAGAACTACAGCCCGTCGAATGATCTATTCGGGATGCCGGTGCTGAGAGCGAACGCTAAACTCGTGGACACTGGCAACGCCTATACTGACTTCAACTACAACGCGATGAAGAATGGCATGTGGCCGAGCGGTGTGCTTGCTACTGAGAAGCTAGAGACAGAGCAGTACAACCGGCTCATGAAGCAGATCAAGGAAACGAAGGAAGGCCCGGCGAACGCTCGACGCTTGCTAGTCATTGAGGATGGCAAGTCGTGGACGCCTACCACGCCTACGCCTGCTGAGATGGACTTCATGGGCGGGACTACTCTCACGAATCAGGAGCTATGCACAGGCAGTGGAGTATTCGCTGAGTCCATAGGATTGATCCCAGCTAAGTTCGAGAACATGCGGGCGTCAGAGGTTGCGACTTATAACTCCACGTACATTCCAGCTATGAGGAAATTCATAGCTACATTAAATATCCAGCTTGCTCCTCATTTCGACGGGATCTATTTTGAAGCTGATCTGTCAGGCACGCCGCCTATGGTTGATAAGCGCAAGGCGAACGCAGATGAAAGTAAGAAGTATTTCGACATGGGCATCTCTACGAGGGCAATCAACGAACGACTAGGATTGGGCTTTGATGAGGCTGACTGCCCAGACGTTGGAGTCCTGCCAGTCGCACTACTTCCAGTTGGCACTACGCGAGAAACTGAACGATCAACAGCAACGGAACTCATGAGGCTGCCACGTAATGAACGCGCACGCATCCTTGAGTTATCTGCGAGGTCTGCGGAGTCTGACGCCTTATACCGCTCAGTGGATCGTAAGCGCCAAGGATGGGAGCGTGGGGTGGCAGACAAGATCAGCTCTCTGTTTACGGTGGAGTCGTCAGCGGTGGTCAAAGCTGTCACAAATGGACGGAAAGATACCGACGCGGCTATTGAATCGCAGCGCGGCGCGTGGATAAAGACACTCACCGCCGTATACAGAGCAGTCATTGAGGACTTCGGCCAGGAGACGTATGACGAACTGACGAAGCGAACGATCGGAGGCATGGAGTCACGCGAGTACGATCCGTGGGATGACGAGATTAAGAAGTACGTGAATGCACAAGTCGCCTCTCAGATCGACTACATCCAAGAGACGACGAAGAAGAAGATACGCGCTATCGTGCTTGAAGGTATCAAGGACGGCTCTAGCAACGTACAGATAGCCAAGAGCATCAGGGGCGTCTACAACGGATGGGAAGCAGGCACAGACGTATACAGGGCAATGATGATCGCACGTACTGAGGTTCACCAAGCGTCAGGCACAGCGATGCACAACGGCGCGAAGCAGTCAGGCGTGGCGAAAGAGAAGGCATGGAGCGATGCCGGTGACAATCGAGTTAGAGATGCGCACGTTGCTAACAGCGGCGAGGGATTTATTGCATTTGATGACGTGTTTCAAGATGGCGCTCAGTTTGCCGGTGACGGTACAGACGATGTTAACTGTAGGTGCGCAATGCTCTACAGGAGCGGACGATGAACTATCTGAACCTGCAAGTCGCGAAGAAGAAGGCCAGACGCCAAGCACGCTGGATTGATGTCTTGGCAACTGAGCCGTGGTGTGTTGGGTCTGAGTACGAGAAGAAGCTACGGCGAACACGAGTTCCTTGCTCGTGCTATATATGCGGCAATCCACGGCGACATGCTAAAGGTAAAGACAGGCTGACGCTTGCTGATAAACGACAGAACGATATAGCGCGGAATCAAATCGACAGCGCACTAGGGCAGGCGGGATAGATGAATCACAGCGAAGCAGAGCAGATAAAGACGTGGCGATGCGGAACTGATGGGAGCGCGTGCTGCTCGTGGCGAACTATCGCTAAAAAGGCATCTGAGTTGTGGCCTGAGAAGGATATATGTTCTGGGAATCAAATCTTCGGGATGAAGCTATGCGAAGAGGCAAGCGCGATTCTTGGCGAGGACATAGACAAATAGGAGTAGGTGATAGATATGGCTGACACAGTAATTACAGCGACGATGACACATCCCGGCCCGACTGGGTTGAGGGATTCGATGGCTCCTGCTCTTGTGACTGGGACGTATGAGGCGAACGATACCGACTATCATGCGATGATCTTCAACACGATGGGCAAGCGATACATCACATACTGCGTAGACAATCCAAGTGACAAAGACGTAACGGTGACGATCTACGGCGCGCCTGCTATCACATCTGTGGTAGGAGATCCTGGCGTATTTCTGATCGGAACGTCGGTTACGTCTTCGTCGACAAGCTACGAGGAGGCAACGACTGATGAGGGTGCGATGTTCTTCATCATACGATGCACGTCTGCGGCTGCCTCTGCGACTGGTACTACTGTCACAGTGCACGCGCACTTAATGCAGTAGGGGGACTTATGCCATTCGACCAGACAGACGTTAAGGAAGAGGGATTTAGGGTTATTGAAGATAGGACAGCAGGGGCGCACGTTGCCACATACATACGATTCGTTCACACATGCGCTGATACAGGAACCGGCGAGCTTCACTGGCACGCGAAATGGGAACCAGTAGGCGAAGGATTCCTAGCAGCAGCATAGGGAGAAACATGACACAGCCAGAACGAGCATTCGAGGTAAGGGTCGCGGAGGACGATGGCGAGCCAGGGCGAATCGAAGGACTTGCCTCTGTGTTCGGTGTGGAAGATTCTCACGAAACCATATTCGACGCGAGATCATTTAAGAAGACGCTGAAGGAACGCAAGGGCAGAGCGCCGATGGTGTGGATGCACGATGCTGCTACGCCGATTGGGCTCGCTACTCTCGAGGAAGATGAGAACGGGCTACGCTTCGTTGGGCAGCTTGATCTCGACGTACAGCGCGGCGCTGAGGTATACAGCGGGATTAAGAAAGGCTACATCACTCAGATGAGCCATTCCTTCCAAGGTATCAAGAGCAAGATGGTGAAGGGCGAGGACGGTAGAGAAGTCCTGCACTACACCGAAGTAAAGCTATATGAGATCTCGCCGGTGACAGCGAACTTTGCATCCAATGAGAAGGCTGTTATCACGGGAGTGAGAATTGAAGAGCCACAGGAAGAGCCGATGCTCATTCCCGATGGCATACGATCGCAGATGGATCGACTAGACGCACTCCTTGAGCCGTCCAACGACACTCGAACGGAGCCGCAAGGCAAGCCGGGGAACCACTTGCAAGGTATCCAAACGCAGGTTGACAGAATAGCTAAATTGAGGAGTTGATAGAGATGGACGATGAACGAACAGAGCAGGACAAAGCACTAGAGCGCGTAGAGGTACAACTCAAGGGCGTCGGTGATGCGCTTGAAGGTATCCCCGAGACGGTGAAAGAGGAAGTCGATCGCCGGATTCAGGAACGGACTGGCGACGCTGACGCTCACTACGAAGAGATGAACGAGAAGCTGACGGCTGTTGAAGAGCGGCTCACGGCTGCGATCCAAGAACAGCAAGCGCCTAGCGCAGTCGCAACCGCTACCCGTGAGGAAGACTACGGCTATGGTGACGAAGCAGGCGGCTTTGATGATATGATTGCCGAAGTACGTTCGTGCGGTGCTGGTGGTATGGGAGTTCCTGAGCGCCTACTGAAGATGCACCAGGGAGAGGTCGAGCGACGTGGACTTAGCACGCTGACCGGCATTGGCGGCGGCTTCTGGATGCGCCCTCAGTTCTCGAACGAGCTTCTTCAGATCCCGGCGAATGAGCAATTCATGTCTTCGATGATTCGCAATCTCCCCGAGACAGATCCTCCAAATGCAGAGTACACATTCAATATGTTTGACCAATCTGGGTCAAAGGGTATCTATGGTGGCGTTGCTGTCTATTCGTCTAAGGAATTGGCCGACCTGGATGAGACGGACTATCCAACTCTCTTGACGGTGAACTTCAAACCTGAGAAGACAGGAGTGTTCTGGACTGTATCTGAAGAATCACAGGCAAACACGCCTCAGATGGGTTCGATGATGCAGCCGCTTATCAACGGCGCAATCCTCGCACAGCGTGATGGCAAGATCCAGACGGGAACTGGCGCTGGTGAGTACAAGGGATTCGCTTCTAGTCCTGCAATGATCTCCATCGCACGTAGCGTAGCCAACCAGGTGAACTACGTCGATCTAGTCAACATGATTGCACGAATGATGAGGAATGGCGGTGGAAAGTTCGTGTGGCTGTGTCAGAGCGTTACGATGCTTCCTCAGTTGATGACGCTGACTAACGGTGACGGAACTATCATGTGGGCACAGAATGCGCGTGACGGCATTCCTAATCCTACATTGGTTGGCCTGCCTATCTTCTTCAACGAGATCAGCCCGCCGCTTGGTACTCAAGGTGATCTCCGTTTGATCAACCTCGACTACTACATGCGTAAGCCTGGAATGGGCGCAACGCTCAAGTCCGATATGGGGATACTTGGATTCAAGAAGGGCGAAGAGACTTTGAAGGTTAGCTATTACGACGATGCGAAACCGTGGATTACTTCCCCGCTCACGCTTCGAGATGGCACGAATACCGTTAGCCCGTTCATCGAACTGACTGACGTAGCATAGAGAGAAGTCTAGCCCTACGGGGCGAGGAGAACTGATATGCACATGATTAGAGAAGGCGTGAAAGTAGATTGCGGTATCAAGCCCAGCGACAACGCAACGGGCATTGCCGGCGAATACTTCCGAATGGATACGTTCGCCAAAGCTAAGTTCCACGGGATCGTCCGAGGGCAGCTCACGGGGGCTACGTCTACGTTGACAGTATATGAGGCCACTGATGCCACTGGCTCGGATGCGGCGGCACTAGGCGCGGCTCTGACGTTCACACAGGGCGTCAAGGTAAACATGGCACAGATTGTTGTTGATGCCGGGAACTCTACCATCGGAGAGACGTTGATCCTTACGCCGTATTACTTCAACGGTGAAGGCACTCTTACAGCGGGCACAGCTCTGACGTTTACGGCGGCTGCTGCTGAGTCTCTCGCAGATCGGGAGTTCGACCAGTCTGGAACAGCGGCACAGGAAGCGACTTCTATCGCTGCTTGTATCAACGATGCCACGTATGGCGTCCCTGGATTGCTGGCTGCTGTATCTACGGCAACTGTGACGATCACTTGTACTGAACCAGGCGGCGGCGACCGCCAGGTTACTTGCGAGGATAACGGCACTGGTGCATTTGACATCACTGAATCAGCCCCTACTGAATTGGTAGTAACCGACTTGATTCAGATGGCAGACTTCGAGGTGTACGTCCAAGACTTAGATCGTGATGACGACTTCACTCACATCGGGGCAGCTTTCACCAATCTGGAAACAACCACTTGGTCATGCTGCATTCTTGAACGCGCAATGGCTGGATACGGTCCTGTTGGTCAGGCAGTATCTGTAACCGATACATCAGCATAGGGAGGGATTATGACAGACAGACTTCTTCCCCATGACGTTCGTGCGCCTAGCACGCAAAGTTATCAGCCAGACGACTCGGATCTAGACGTATGGGCAACAGTTACTCCGAGTTCAGCAGGGAAGGCGCTTGTTGCCTCGGCAAACTACACGTCGATGCGAACGCTGCTATCGCTTACACCTGGCACTAACGTCCAGGCATACAGCGCGGCAACGGTACTCAGCACTAGGGTTCGTAGCACGGTGTCTGAGATCAACGCAGGCAAGACGCTACTCGCTGCGGTTACAGGCAAGAGCTATCGCATCCTAGATGTGAAAGCTATCGCCTACGGCGGCGCTGTTGGGACGACTACCACGGTAGACATCCTTGGAACGCAGTCAAGCGGCGTGAAGCTAGTGACGTTTGCTCAGGCAGATCTCACACAATCGTCAGTCCTTTCTGATTCTGCGGATGGGACAGTATTAGCCGACGGTGCTTCGTATACCGCGTGTGACGCTGCAACGGCAATCACAATCGGAAAGACTGGTGGAGCCGCTGACACTGCAACAGGTGTTGACGTAATCATCCAGTACGTGCTGGAATAGAGGATATGAACAGAGCGGCTGTAACTGCCTCCTCAGCAATGGGGGTCATAACTGGCCCCCGCGCTCTGTTTACGGAGGCGAGATGAAAGTAACACTGACAGAAGATAGAACGATCAAAGGCAGGGAGTTTAAAGCTGGCGATGAAGTCGTCGTCAACAAGGAACTAGGAACGCGGATGGTGGATGAAGGCATCGCTAATCGCGTGATTGAATCAGTTGAGAATAGAGTAGTCGGGAGATAGCTATGGCAGACGGTCCAGTTTACACAGGTCTAGCGTGGGCGACATACACATCTCTAGTGCGTGCCTATTGCGGCGTGGATGGATCGGATCACGATGACTTGCTTGAGGTGCTGTTCAATGCCAGCAAGAGGAAGGCGGACGAATACCTGAACAACCCATTCACTGAGATCGTGCCGACTGTCGTATTCGATGGCGTGGTAGCAGACGACTATATCATCGTCAACGGCAAGACATACACCTGCAAGGCGACGGCTGATGAGGACGAACTGGAGTTCGCGCTTGGTGCTACTGACTCGGATACCGCTGACAACTTCGCGGCCTATGTGAACTCTACGTCTCTGGGAGGCTCTTACGGTGCCACTGGAGCCGAAGGAGTGACTGCTGCCAACACTAGCGGCTCTGTTACGCTAACAGCCGACTACGGCAACGCTGACGCCATCGTAGTGACTAGCTCGGATGACGACACGCTACTGGCTCGAGACGTGCTGACATCGAAGACGATACCTGAAGACGTGAATCAGTGGATCTATCAGCGAGTACGACGGCACTTCAGGAACCGTTCTGCATTGATGTCAGAGTCGCAGTCTGGCATTGGGCAGAACATGTACGTGTCGATGAAGTCTGAGGAGTCTGGAATGGCCGATACGTTCGATACGATTAGCCATCTAAGACTCACGCCGGGGCTAGGATGAACGCTAACCAGCGGATAAGGATTGACACAGGCACACGGACTACCACGGCCACATCACCACAGGGCACGTGGGTTACGGCTTCGTCTGATACTCGTTGGTGCGAGGTGTCGTCTATTAGCCCGGCGATGGCCGTTCAACGGTATCAGATCGAACTTGACGCAGTAGTGCGCAAGGAATTCAGAT